CCTGCACTAAAGAGCAGGTCCTTCGCGGAAGACACATAGAATTTCTATGACCTTCGGCGGCGTTTCCCGGTGAAAGGAGGATTTGGGAATTCTCTTATTCATTTTGAATCGAACCCCCCAGTCCAAGCCCGTGAGGTCCTTTATGATTTTAATTCCAAAATCAAGAGGAACAAACCTTTCGGCCGGAGGCCTGGCAAGTACATTGTCAAGCCATCCGGAGAACTTGGATCGTGTGTAATCGCGTTTGGACATGAGGAATCTCGCATTCCTTTTGTTCTTACGTGACAACTGAGAACCCTGGACAATCTGGGTGAGTTCTTTTGTCGAAATCTGTCGCTTGCGGGGGTTGTTGGCCCTTGCAGATTTCACAAATTCTTTCACCTTGACTGGCCGTGTATCCAGCTTGCGCCCGCATAAGTAGGCGTTCGCTTGGAGGGCTGTCTTAATAGATATGATGAGCTCAGAGACTGGCACCTCGCCCGTCTCAGCTTCTTGTTTAGTTATTTCATCCCGGACACCGGGGGGGAGGCGACTTGTGATGACCAGAGGTATTGCACTCCTTTTAGCGAGGCGTGCCTTACCATTGATGGTTAACGCACCGAACCCACCTCCTCCGTGTCTTACACGACCAGGTCCAGCCCTGCTTGGTACAAGGTTACGTCTGACCTTGTCGCTGATGCCGGGGAGGATGTGGTTTCCTCTCAGGCCATCGGCACATGCAAGCGCGTTGTGAGTCATGTTGCCATAGTACTTCGCGGCGGTGATGGAAGAAAGGTGCCCTACATCTTGGGCTCTAGCCTTCTCTCCATCCGCGTCGATTATTACCATGCGCTCACAGAATACACCCCGTTTCCCGAAGAAGGATTTTGTCTTGTTCACCACGAGACCCAGTCGTTCTAGGGTCTGCTCGTACGTCCTCACTAGCGTCTTGGGCCAAAAGCCAATGAGGTCGTCACCGCAGATTCGGTAGGTGTCTTGCCGCGCCCCTGCTTGCCAAGCAGCAAATCCGTTGAGGATACTTAGTACTACCCATGTCGGGCCTAAACCCATGTGAATTCCGCGGCAAGTTTTCACTGGGGGTCCGGCACAGGTATCGCGTGATGGCTCAATGATCTTCGGGCCAAAGAGCTTCTCAATGATTGGAATATCATGTTTCCTATCAATACGAATACATAGCAGGCGTGCTACGTGTATTGCGAGGTCATGATCAATATAATCAGTGGCCGCAGTGAGATCCGCTGAATAGAGTTTCGAACTTCTACTCTGAGGCGCGACCTCTACTGTTCCATTTTTGAGCATATCACGCGACGTGATGCATCGTCTCAGCTGTGATAACCATAGCTGTGTCAATCGACGCGCACATTGTACCTCCTCAGCAGGATGGAGTGTAACTACGCGAATCTTCCCGCCCATCTCCTCTATGGGAAGCGGGCGTAGTTGATTGGGTTCACTTGATTTAAGATATTCGGATACAACCTCTGGCCCGGTAGGGAGTTGTGGCTGGCCTTCCAAAGAGTCCGCAAGGCAATCGAAGTCGTCAAACAATTTCGGTACTGCCTCTGCGGGGAAGACCCCGGTTACAACCTCTTTCCACTCGGGTTGTTGTATTCCCGTGAATAGGAAATCAAGTGACTCACATTTCTGCCTTCGCACCATTTCGACCAGTGCCATTGCGGTCCCACCCTCTCCAGTGGAGTGGGTAAGGCATGCATGGTCGTTTGGAATGGGCCATGGCGGAATCGCTCCATCCTTAAATGGACTGATGGGGAGGACGTGGTTGATATATTTCTCAATACTTCGGTAGAGATCCCTGTCAACCTCAGCCCTCTCAGTCCATCGTTTAACTGCGTTCTCAGTTGCAATAGTTTTGTCTGCAGCGCTCACTTCCCACCGAACTGCCCTCGTGACGGTTGAAGCAAGGAACTCCCTCCTTGATGAAGCCTGATTCGTGTTGGTCAGAAGTGCGTGTTGCCGTGTAGTAAAT